CATACCAGGCTATCGCCGACCAGCAGGGAACGACCAAAGCAACGGCCTACAACCGATGCCAGCGAGCCCTCGCCGCTATCCCAGCCGAAGCCGTAGACGAGTTCCGCAGGCTCGAGGGCCAGCGCCTAGACCTGCTGCTCGAAAAGGCTATGGACAAGGCACTCTCCGAGGAGAAGTCTGCGCTCTTCGCCATAGACCGAGTGCTGGCGATTATGGATCGCAGGGCGAAACTAATGGGCCTCGACGCACCAATCAAGACCGAGGTAATCACCCTGGACTACATCCAGCAGGAGATTGCCCGTCTCGAGGCCACACTCGGGGAGATAGATGACGACGCTACTGAGGCAACGCCTAGCGGAACTGAAACGACTTGAAGCCCTAGAGCTCAAGGAGCAGGCGCTCAAGGCCGAAATCGCCAAGCGTGAGCTCGGCCACAGTCGCTACCGCTCTTCAGCCCGTCCCCAGCAACTCCCCCCCGAGGGGAACTGGCGCATCTGGCTCATCCTCTCAGGCCGAGGCTGGGGCAAGACGTTCACCGGCGCAGGCTGGCTTATCGAGAAAGCCCTCAGCCAGCCAGGTATCGAGTGCGCAGTGGTCGCTCCAACGTTCACCGACGTTCGCCGCACCTGTGTCGAGGGGCCGTCAGGGATAATCAAGTCCCTGCCAGCCGGAGCCCTCGAGCAATACAACCGCTCCAACGGCCAGATAACCTTGACCAACGGCTCGAAGATACATATGGTCTCGGCAGACGAACCAGACCGAGCCCGAGGACTGAACCTGTCCTACGCTTGGCTCGACGAGTTCGCAGCCTGGCGCTATGAGGAAACGTGGACAGCCGGACTCGCACCGGCGCTTCGTATCGGTAATCCGCAGACGATTATCACCACCACCCCACGGCCCACGAAACTCATCCGAGAGTTTATGAACCGAGAGGACGGGTCGGTAGTCGTCACTCGTGGATCTACGTTCGACAACCAGGCCAACCTCTCACCGGCAGCCCTCGCTGAACTCAAGGCTCGCTACGAGGGAACTCGACTAGGCCGCCAAGAGCTCTACGGCGAAGTCCTACTGGACACACCTGGCGCTATCTGGACTCACGCCGACATCGAGAAGAACCGAGTGGCCGAAGCCCCCGAACTGGTGCGCATCGTGGTCGCTATCGACCCAGCCGTCACCTCGGGAGAGAACTCCGACGAGACCGGCATCGTGGTAGTCGGCAAAGGCGCAGACGGCAGGGGATACGTCCTCGCAGACCGCTCGTGCCGTGACACGCCCTCTGGGTGGGCTCACAGGGCAATCCAAGCCTACGAGGACTTCAACGCTGACCGCATCGTGGCCGAGAAGAACCAAGGCGGCGATATGGTCGAGATGACTATCCGCTCCGTGATGCCCTCGGCCCCGTTCAAGGGCGTGGTGGCAAAGCAGGGCAAGCGCCTACGAGCTGAGCCACAGGCCGCCCTCTACGAGCAAGGCCGAGTGTCCCACGTTGGCGTCTTTGACATCCTCGAAGACCAGATGACCTCGTGGCTCCCCGACTCGGGAACCTCACCAGACCGGCTCGACGCCCTCGTTCACGCCCTAGCGGAACTGGGACTGGCCGCCGGTGCTAGTGCTGACCGCTTCTTCGCTGAACTCGCCCCACCCTGCCCTATCTGTGGCGTACCGGTGGCACGAGACGCATCAAACTGCCCTCACTGTGGCGCACGAAATAACGACTACGACCTAGTTCAGGTCTACCCCCGATAGGACGAAATGGCACTCCGAGACCGCTTCAGCCGTAAGGCACGAGACCTGAAACTAGCAGAGACCGTGGCCGAGGCTGTAAAGGCTGGGCTGTCTGGCTCCCCTATGGGAACCACCAACTACAACCGAGCAACCCCAGCCGAGCCCTACTCGACTATCGGCGGACAGGGCATCGTCACGGGTATCGGCCAGGCTATCCCTATGGATCGCCCAGGTGTCACCCCTGACGGCGGTGGCTTCGGTGCGATGCTCGGCCCAGCAGCTCCTCTGCTTCCTGCGCCAATCGACGTAGTCCTCGACGAGACGGGCCGTGCGCTTCCTCGTAAGTACGAGTACCAAGTAGCCACCAACCTCAACCTGACCCAGCAGGAAGTCCCCTACCAAGTCCTCAAGTCTCTGGCTGAGCAGTGCGACATCATCCACCGTGCTATCGAAATCCGAGTGGGCGACCTCGTGAAGCAGGACTGGTCGTTCGACCTCTCGGAGTCGGCTATCGCACAGATCCAAGCCGAGCAGAACGTCAGCCACGCTAAGGCCGCCCGTATCGGACGAGACAAGTACGGCGAGGAAATCAACCGACTGACGGCGTTCTGGAAGAACCCCTACGTCCAGTCCGAGCGTTCGTGGAGCGAGTGGCTGACCGAAACGCTGTGGCAAGTGTTCGTCTACGACCAACTCTGTGTCTACCCTCGCTACAACCTCGGCGGCGCAGTCATCGGCTTCGACGTAATCGACGCCCCGACTATCAAAATCCTGCTCGACAACCGAGGCGACGTTCCACACCCACCAATGCCGGCCTACCAGCAGGTGCTCTGGGGCTTCCCTCGTGGCGAGTTCGTGGCCTCGCCCGATTCCGACGGCGACTTCTACAACACACCAGGCAAGTACGGCGAATACAAGACCGACCAACTCTCCGTCTTCATCAAGAACCGCCGCACCTGGTCGCCCTACGGCTTCTCGCCCGTCGAAGAGGCAATCCCAGCAGCGACCCTCTACCTAGACCGCCAAGCGTGGATGCGAGCCGAGTATCAGTTCGGATCTACGCCGATGACGTGGATGCGCACCAACTCCGTCGAACTGGGCTTGGAGAAGCTCAGCGCCTACGAGCGCATCCTCAATGACCGACTGACCGGCTCAACCGCCGAGCGCCACCGCATCAAAGTCCTGCCCGACGGCTTCGACCCAGTCGAGACCCGTTCGCAGGAAGAGCGCTTCAAGCCGGAGTACGACGAGTTCATCATCAAGCGCATCGCCGCTATCTTCGGCGTGACCCCCTCATCGCTGGGAGTGGTCGCCCGTGCCGGTCTCGGCGGTGGCAAGGGTGCGCACGACGGCGAGAGCGAGTCCTCGGAAATGGTCTCGACCAAGCCGATGATGAACTACATCACGGACATCATCAACTCCCTGAGCCGTCGCTACCTCGATGCCGACCTCAACGTGACGTTCGTGCTTCAGGACTCGACCACCGCCGCCAACGAACTCGAAAAGGCCAAGGCGCTAGAGATGCAGCTCTTCTCCGGCCAGAAAACCCTCAACGACGTACAGGGCGAACTCGGCCAGGCACTCTACGAAATGCCCGAAGCCGACGAGCCGTTCATCGTGGCCGGTCAAACAATCCAGTTCCTCAAGGGACTGCTGCAAACGAACGCAACCGGCGAAACTATCGGACAGAAAGAGACCCCCAGTGAGCCAGGCACACCGAGCGCACAAGGCGAAGAAAGTGCGAGTGAAGAAAGCCCGAGTGAAAGCAGCACGGCGCAAACTCCGCTAAAGGCGCAGGAAGCAAAGGCGTTCGCTAAGTTCATTAGCCGACCACGCTCACGAGAGTTCGAGTTCAAGTACCACACGCCCGAAGAGGCTGAAGTCTTGAAAGCGCAGATAACCGATACCCCAAAAGCCCGTTCAACTACTAAGGCCGAAACGCCTGCCATAGTTGCCCGTCGGCGCAAGGTCTCCGGCCACTACGCCCCACTCATCCACGAGGCCCTCAAAGCCTCTGTGACGGGCGTAGAGACGGCTGTGCGCCACGCTATGACCGCTAACACCGCCAAGGCTGCGAAGTCCAACAAGGACAAGAACGACGCCAAGGCGGCGGTGGACAACAACGTCACGTTCGACCCGAAGAAACTGACTGACCTCGTGGGCGCAGTTCACGCCGAGGCCGGTCTGGTCGGCACTGACGACGCTGTGACCCAGTTGCCCGAGGAAGCCGGTGCTATCGCCGCCTCGCCAATGGGGGCGCTGTCGAACGCTATCGACTGGTCTACGTGGGCTCCTGGCAACGTGCCAGCCGCTCAGAAAGTCGCTGGCGCAGGGCTCAAGGCTCTAATGGAGTCGGCAGGTGTCACTATCAAGGGCATCTCAGACACCACCTCTGAGCACATCGGCAACATCATCGCTGACGGCTTGGCGCAGGGATCCACCTACGCCGAGATAACGCAGAACATCTACGACTCCTACGCCTTTAGCGCCGAACGAGCCGCAGTCATCGCCGCCACCGAAGCCGGACGAGCTGCGAACGCATCAGTCCTCGACGCCTACCAAGTGGCCGGACTCGAGGAATACAACTGGGAAGTGTACGACCCGTGCGACGCCTGCCTCACGATGAGCGAGGAGAACCCTCACGCCGTGACAGACGAGTTCCCACCGCTTCACCCCAACTGCGAGTGCTTCATCACTCCTGCTATCTAACCGGAGAACCAATGACCGACAACATCAAGAGCATCTACCTCGGAAACCTGACCGCCAAGCGTGGCCCTGACGGCTTTATGTACGTCAAGGGTCTGGCAACGGACGACACGCTCGACCTCGACCAGCAGGTCTGCGACCCAGCCTGGCTCGCTAAGGCAATGCCAGCGTGGATGGAAATCGGGAACATCCGAGAGATGCACGGATCTAAGGCTGTCGGCAAGGCTACCGAAATGGAAAAGACCGGCACGGGCTTCGTGGTCACTGCCAAGGTCGTAGACCCAATGGCCGCCACAATGGTCGATGAGGGCATCTACACCGGCTTCTCCGTAGGCATCAAGGGCGCTCGTGTCGTCAAGGACGAACGTGCTCCTGGTGGGCGCATCGTGGACGGCACTATCGTCGAGGTATCACTCGTAGACCGCCCAGCCAACCCCTCGTGCAGTATCGAAATCGCCAAGTCAGTAGACGGCGTACTAGTGAAAGGGTCAGCCGTGACCGAGATTGAAAAGGCTGAAAGCCCAGCGCTGAACGCCGAAGCAGTAATGACCGAAGAGCCTGGTACTCGTGACGAGGTACTTGACCGTGACTCCCCGTTCTTCTGCCGAGCCTGCTCTGGCACTGGCAAGAAGTCCAACGTCGAGGGCAACACCCAAGAGACGGACTGCGATGTCTGCGGTGGCACTGGTGAGCAGCCCGAGGGCCGTTCAGAGTTCGCCGAGCCGAACCGCCAGTCAATCCCCGAGGAACTCGACAACCGTGATATGAAGGCCGTCGAGCCCGAGGTGGAGAAGAAAGACTACACCGACGCCGAGCGTGAGCAGTTGGCCGAGTCCGGCGAGGCTATGCCAGGTGGGGGCTTCCCAATCAAGACGCTGAAAGACCTCCGCAACGCTATCCAGTCAATCGGACGGGCGAAAGACCCCAAGGCCGCCAAGGAGCACATCATCGCTCGGGCAAAGGCTATGGGCAAGGAAGAGCTCGTCCCTGCCGCTTGGCGTGGCTCGGACATCGGCGCTACCAAAGCCGCCGAGGGACAGACCCACGACGCTGCCGAACTGTCGGCTATCCGTCAGGGCCTCATCAACACAATCAAGGCCGAGCTCGACGAGATGCTCGACGGCGACGACAACGAGATCTGCGACGTTCGTGAACTCCTCTGCACACTGGAAATGTTCCTGTGCTGGTGGACTGACGAAGCCTCAGAGAACCAGGTCGAAGCACCATTCACCGGCTGGGACAACTCAGACGACTACCAAGGAGACACAATGGCCTATGTAGGACTCGGCGTATCCGCCGACCTCATCAAGAACGCAAGCGCAGACACAGCGACCCCTGAAATCAAGGATGAACTGCGCTCCGAAATCGTCAAGGCGCTGGGCCTTGAGGAAGTCATCTCGGCTAAGGCTGAGTTGAGCAAGGCAACAGAGGAGATTGAACTCCTAAAGGCTGCGCTCGACGAAGTGAAGTCAATGGCTGCACCTGGCGGGCCTGCTCTCCGAGCAACCCGTGAACAGACCAGCAAGTCAGCAGCAGTTTTGGCCCGTGAGGTCGAGGCACAGCGATACCGCAACCTCGCCGCACAGATCACCGACCCTGCACTCCGCAACCAGTACCTCGAGACCGCTCGAGCGCTGGAAGCATCACTCTAACCACTACCCAAAGGAACCAGAATGGCACTCGCCGCTCCCTCCCTTGACCAGCTCTTCTCAGGCCTCCCAGCCGACGAGCAGGTCAAGCGCTTTGAGGCTTACAAGTCAGCCTTGAGCACCGTCCACTCGAACACCCTCGCCGCTTCCAAGCGTGGAGAAATCTCGTTCGACCCAACCCGTGGCATCCAGAAGTCCGTGAACACCGCTTCACGCATCACGGAACTGACCACCGAAATCACTAAGGCTGTTTCAGGCGACCAGTTGGCCGCCGTTCAGTCCTCGCTCGACGGCCTCGCCGACCTGCAGAAGGACTTGACGCTGACCAGCCCACTGAACAGCACTATCTCGGGCGTCTCGGGTCTCGTACCTTACGACCTCGACCCAGTTCTGTCGCTGCTCATCCCCAAGGAACTGTACCTGCGCAACAGCATCGCTCGTATCAAGGCACAGGGCCAGGCTCTCGAGTTCCGTCGCATCACCGGTCTGTCTAACGCAGGCGTCGGCGGTGTCGGTCAGACCTCGTCGTTCTTCAACAGCACCTCTGCTTCAACGTCGTTCGGTGGCGTCTCGCTCAACCGTCCTACGAAGATCACCTACGCCGCAGACAAGATTGTCAAGTCGTTCGTGGAGCAGGGTCTGTCGGACAGCGTCAGCCTCCAGGCTGAGTTCGCCGGTCAGGGCTACACCGACCTGCGCCAGTTGTCGCACACCTCACTCATCTGGTCGCACTTCCTCGCCGAAGAGCGCAACATGATGAACGCCGTTTCGACGGCTCTGCCTACCTCGGCTCTGACTTCAGTGACCGCAGCCAACGACTCAACCGGCTCGGGCCTCCCTGCCACGTCGAGCTCGGTTGTCTACATCACCCTGTCATCGGCCTACGGTGAGACTGCTGGCGTTTCAGCCGGTACTGTCACCAACGCCACCGCAGGTAAGGGTGTCTCAGTCACCTGGACTGGCACGGCTCCTTTCGGCGCTGTCGCTGTGAACATCTACGTCGTAGTTGGCTCAACGACCTACAAGGCCACGACCCCAAGCCTCGCTTCCGGTGTCGCTGGTCTGTCGTTCGCCGCTATCTCGGGAACCTACCCAAGCACCGACGGCTCCTACAACGCCTACGCTGCTGGCGCTAACTCGGGCTCAGGCTACGACGGCTTCATCTCGACGCTGGCTTCACTTGGTGGCTACCAAAACCAGTTCAACGCAACCGTGTCCTCACAGAGCGAGCCTGCTGGCTTCATCCAGGACGCCCTCGTGTCGCTGTTCAACAGCTCTATGGCTGACCCCGAGGTCATCTTCACGACGGCTGCTGTTCGTCGTGCGATCTCCAAGGCTCTGCAGCAGGGTGGCAACTCAACGTCCTACCGCTTCAACTACGCAACCGGCACTGACGGTATCGCAGTTGGCGCAATGGTCACTGGTGTTGCCAACGAAGCCACGGGTACGATGCTAGACCTCGTCAC